GGGCGACCTGGGCGGTCGCCTGCTCTATCGGTACGTTGTTATGGTTGGCGAACGCGAGGACGTGGTCAATTCCCGCGTCACCGGCGGCCGCCAGCGCCGGATAGGACGTGGTAGCCAGGTTTTTGATGCCGGTCCGCGTCTGCTGAAGCGCATTCGCCCTGGCGGATAGCGCCTGCCTGGCCTGCTGCTCCGCCCGGCCCTGCGCCTGCTCCATCCGCAGATTGTAGATTTCCTGGGCCGCTTCGGGCGAGATCTGGTCGTTGTCAACCCGTGCCTGCAGGTCCTGGTAAATCGTCTGATTCTCCTTCTGGAGTAGGCCCTGTACCTGCTCCTGCAAAAGGGAGTCCTGCTGCTGCTGCGTGAGTTTCCCCAGCACCTGGTCGGCACTCTCAAAACCGGTCTGCCGCATCATCCGCATAACTGGCATCATGTTCTGCGCGTAGGCCAGGTCCTCCGCGGTCCAACCTTCGGGGATCCCTGTAGGCGCCGCTGCCGCTGCGGGTTGACCCGGTTGCCCAGGCGCTCCCGGTCCAGGCGCCCCCGGTTGTCCCGGCAGGGGCGGCATGGCTTGAGGCTGGCCCATCTCACCGTCCGGATTGACACCGGCGCCCGTGTAGAACGCGTCGGTGAAATTGAACGGTTTGTCGCGGAACCCGGTCGGATGGCCGAACTGGTCCTGGCCGTACCCCTGCTCAGATCCGGTGGATGGCGCCGCGCTGGGCGCTGCTGCGGGTTCTGCGGCTGGCGCGGAAGAAACCCCACCGGTATCTGCCGGTGGGGTAATGTTTTCTGGCATTTAGTTTGCTCCTGCGTAGGAGGCCGCCCGTGATGGCGGCGCCCCCGGCTTATTGAATGTCGGCGCAGGCGGCGGTTTTACCGCCTGCTCAATTAACAGTCGTTCGGTTTCCTGGCGGTGCTTGGCCTGATCTATGACCAATTGCCCCTCGGTTTTCGCCTGCTGGAGCATTACCTGCCCCTGGATCCGCTGCTGTTCGACCTGGGCGGCGCCGGCTGCTTTCGCCTCCTCCGCCGCGCGGGCCGTGTCGGCCTCCATCTGCTGCATCTGGGCTACCTGCTGCTGCTGACCCTGCAACTGCTCGTTCAGCCGCGATAGGATCTGGGAGGATTTCGCCAGCACCATATTTTCAACCAGGATGATAGATGCCTGGGGCGTTCCGGGCGGCCCGAACACGCCGGCCTGATAGTAGCCCATCAGTTCCGCGTTGATGCCCTCCGGCGATTTCGGGATATTGGATCCGTGGGTAACGTGCATAGAGCAACTCCCACCTGCCGTAAGGGCGACAAACGCCATCGCTCGGAATGCCGCCGTTTTCGCGTTCCCGGATTGGTCGGCGCCCATCAGCCGGGGCAGATCGCCGCTGGCATTGATCGAATACAGCAGCAGCCGGTTATCGCCACGGTATACCTCGTCCTGGCCCGTGTTCTGCAGGGTCAGTCCCATTTGGGTTTTGTCGCCCTGCTGGAGGAGATCGATGGCGATACCGGATCCCGCGCCTGGGGGCGTGTTCCCCATCTGGACATCGTGTATGCCCGCTTTATGCTGCATATAGTCCCAGACCGTATCGATCAGGCGCCATACGTCGGGCATCACGCCGGGCGTGGACAGATAGCGCGGATCGTTCACGCCTGGATTCACAAACAGTTTTCGTACCGGCCCCTCGTCGTCCTCCTCGAAACTGTCAGCGCCCAGGCCGGTCAGTTTCGTAATCAGGACGGTTAGTTTGTCCTCCTCAATGCGGCCCCAGATCCGGGTGAGCATACGGTTTAATGCGATCTGCAACTGGGAGAGGCCAGGGATAAGGCCGATACCGTAGGGATGGCTGGCCGCCTCTTTCCGGACCACGCGGACGATTGGGAATGGGTTCCCAGGCTTAAACACGCGCCCGCCCTCCGGAATATCCGGGCGCGGTCCGTCATAGAGAAGCGTCTTCCCGCCGACGATGGTCAGCCGGCCTCGCGGCCCCACCTCCGGTCCAGGGATCTCCCACATTTCGATACAGACCGCGTACTCTTTTTTCTCTTTACTGTCGGCCCAGGCGCCGTTCTCGCCGCCGGACCAGATCCCGCCCAGCGACAGGGAACGCGCACTGGGCGATAGCCAGCCATCCACGTATGATTCCGCCATCATGGCCGTATCCGGCTCAACCTGGCGGCCCTTGTCGCCGAACCTCTGTATAAAATAGTCCTTGTGCCGCAGCGTAGCATGGAGAACGTAGCGCGCCTGGGAGGGGCGCTTGGCCCACGGATCGTAGAACACCTCCCACGGAGGGATAACCTCCTCGCACATGGCGCCCACCGGCGCCGCCGCCTTACCGGCCATCTGCCCGTCAGGCCCGTATTTCGGGATCTCCGCCATTTTGCCAGGATCCCAGTATTGCTTCGTGAACGCTACCCCACACTGGAATAGCCAGTTGGCACGGTCGATGTTCGATACCTGGGCGGCCGACTGCTGGTCCTCGTGCGAGATTATCGCCTCGCCCTCCAGGGCGGCCGCTTGATCAAGCGGCGAGTCGGTGTCCGGCACCAGGCCGTGGTCGGGGCGCGTCATCGTCGTTAGGGCCACCCATTTTTCTTGGAGTGGCTCTATCAGGTTGGCAGTGATGTATTTGTCCTTCGCGTCGTCCGCGATCAGGGATATAGCCCGGTTTGCGGCATCGTCCCAGGCCAGCCACTGCCGCCCCTCCGCGAACGCGATAGAGAGAACCCAATCTTTTTCTACCGGCAGCCGCGCCTTTGCGGCCTCGGATAGGCGCGTCCGGACCAACTCCGCCGCGTCCAGTTCGGAGCGCGTTTTATTGGTTTTCGCCAGAATGTCACTCAGAGAGGGTATCTGCATCTGTACTCACCTCAAAAACGCGCACTAAATCCGCCAGCCGGCAACAGGCCGCGATCAGGTCACGGCGCGCCGTGATGAATTCCCGCTGCATATCGGCTTTCGACGGGTTGTTCTCCGCGAAGCGCTGGGCGGTCTGGTAGTCGTCGGACGACATGAGGACAATACCTATCGCCCGTTTGACCATGACCGGGCCGGTGTAGGCCTGGGCCGCGTCCACCAATTGATCCCGCAAGGTTTTTAGTTCCTCATCTGTCATGGACGCAGTTTCCGTGGTGCGTTCTGTTTGTCGAGCAGCGTCCGGACCGCCCGATACCACTCCGACCGGTTCAGGCGCCGCATCTCCGCCCAGACGGCAAATAGAAAAAAAACCTGGAGAATGCCCAGGCCGATCAATACTACAGTCATTTTTTCTTGCCCTGCATCCAGCGCGGCCGCATAAGTTTTGCGTCCTCGCCCTCTTCTTTCGTTTCCGGCTCCTCGCTGGCCGTCGTCCGCTCTATCCCGTACCTGCCCGCGTCCGCTATATGCGCCTCCTGTTTTTTGAACAGGTCGTGGGGGTTGTTCGGGTCAGGCACCAGGCGCGCCATCATGCGGCACCAGACCGGGCAACGGTCCTTGAACGCCCGCAGGTTCCGCTTAAATCGCTTCCCCTCCGCCTGTTCGCGGACCTTCGGGACCGGGCTTGCAGAGGTCATCAGTTCCGTTGTTCTGCTCCACCCGTTTACACGGTCGTTGTTCGCCGGCCACATTTTGAGGCCGTATTTCCAGAAGTCCTCAACGATGTAGCGCCCTACCCGTTTAGCAGGATCTTTCGGCGGGAAGATGGATGGATCCGCCCAGATAACCACGTTTTCGACCTTGTAGCCGTTCCGGGTGATCGTGGCAACAATGCCCTGCGCGATCTCGTCGTTACTCTGACCGGATACGTACAGTTCATCGATCCAGGTAGCCGCCGCGAAATCGTCCTCGACGCCCAGGAGGAACGCGGCCGCTGACTTTTCCGCTTTGCCCCAATCGAACCCACCGAACGCGTCCCAGTAATTCGGGACCGGGAAACTCCAGATCTCATGCGCCGTCTCCTCCTCCCAGGTCCTTGAACACTTCCACACAGAGAAAAACAGGCCGCCGGCAGTGACATCATGTTGGCACTCAATTAAAAACGCGGTGAGGCCGGATTCGTTAATCATCTGCTCACAGACGGGTAGCGGCATACCGGGCCAGGTCGCCTCGCCGCCCACGATCCGCCACTTCGCGCGCCCCTGGTCCTCGTACTCCTCCGTCACCAGGTTTCGCACGGCGGGAATAACCGGGGCATCGACGCGGTCCAGGAGTATCCTCAGTTCTCCCTCCAGAACACGGGTCATGACCGATTGTCCGTGGATCTTGTTCTGAACAAACATGATGGCGCAGTCCGTGGACCCGGCCCGCAGCACCGTCTGCGTGATGGTTTCTCCGCGCTTCCGCGCCACCTCCGGCGAGTCGCCCAGTTCGTCCACGTCGTCCAGAATAATCAGATCGGGCCGTACCTCGTTCAGTTTCACGCCACGGGCGCCGGCATCCAGACCGAACGCCAGCACATTACACCCGTTCGCCGCCCGCAGCACCTCCTGAGTCCATCCCTTAGAGTGGCCGTAGGCGCCTATGGAGCGTTCCACGCCGGCGCGCTCCAGCACGGCGGCCACGCTGCCAACGTGCCGATTCGCCGCGTCCTGGGTGCAGGACACATATAAAATGAAGCGCCGCGCAGCGCGTATAACGAGTCTCGCGCCCACCAGTTCCGCAGTGGTTGATTTTCCGTGGCCGCGTGACCAGCACTCCAGCAGCGCCGGCGGCTTGACGCCTGGGGTCAGCGCCTCCGCCCAGGCCCATACCCGGCGGTGATGCGCCCCCATCGGTTCCCTGGTCGCCTCCGGAGCGTAGCGCCGTAGCCAGGATTCCCAATCCAGTTCAGACCCCGGCAGCCGCCGGGCCTGGGTCTGGAGCGCAGAGGCCAGATTCCTGGCCCAATCGCCCCAACCGGGAAATAATGATTTCCCTGGTTTCCTCATCGGTCACCACGTCCGCGATAATCGCGGCTATCTCCTGCTGAATCGCCATCACCTGTTCGGCCGGCACCCACTGGGCGGACACGGCGATCAGTTGCACCTTTTTATCAACGAGGGTCCCGAACGCGGTAGTTATCTGGGTGAGGCCGGCCTCTTCTATGCGGTCCTCGTCTACGGCGGTGAGCAGCAGCGCGAGTTTAACATCAATCGCCTTGACCAGGTCCTCTATTTTTTCATGGCGCAGATGCGCCACCGCCCGATCTCTAGACCCTGCCGGCTCCGCGCTGGAGCGGACCCAGCGCCGCAGCGTTCCACGCGGAACCTTGGTCTGCCGGGCGGTCCGGTCCACGTTGCCACGGTTCGCCGTGAGGAACGCCAGGGCGCTGGCTTTCTCATCCTCGCTGTATTGCCGCCTGCTCATCCGTTACTCTATCTGTTTCCGGTTCCCGTTCGGCAGTCCCTGGAACTACCCGTGCCGTCCCGTCGAACGTGAACGGGCAGCGCTGCGTGTAGAGTGGCCGCCGACCGGCCTGCAGCACCCAGAATTGTAGCCGAATTTGCACCGTGCCGTCTATCAGTATGCACCCGCAGGCCCGCGCCGCCAGCGCACGGACGTTCTCAGGCCTGGGCGCCGGCGGGCTAGTTTTCGCCCTGCCGTGCAGGATCTCTTCGAGGACCTGAT